TCGTCTGCTTTAATTGGCTCTTCAGAAGACATAACATGCTTGAGCTTGTCCGCAATTGCAGGGCTTACTGCAACTACTGTCTTTTTAGTAGCAGACTTGTATCTACTATTTAAAAGACTTAGTTCGCCGTCATCGTCACAGAGTGAGAAAGTTCGAACCGCTTCTTTCTTACCTGTTATCTGACCAGCGATAATGTTGTTTTTATCCCAACCTTCCTTAGAATCTGTCCAGTTAAAATTAACTAGCTTAGCTGAAGGAGAGGCTGGAAGGTTTACAAAACTAACCTCATGATACGTCATGGGGCCAGTTATAGCGTAGCAGGCAAGTCCATTCTCTTCGTCTGGCTCTCCATCTAAATTATACTTTCTACCTGGCAAATGGGAGCAGTCCATAACGGAATCTCCACAAGTAGAGCAGAGTAGCATTGGAGAAGAGTGTCCTGCCGAAACGCTTAAAAATCTAGAATCTGTTATTTTCTTTATTGAGTCTGGATCAGAAATTATGCCAGTTACAGTAACCACACCTGATCCCTTAGACCCATTTGGCTCTGGTTGGAGGTAATCGTACTCAAAGATCTCTCCATTCTTAAGCTGAGTATACTTAGCATCAACAACCCTTCCAATAGGGTCTTCTTGCATGTCGTGGTGCTTTAGGATTGGCTTATCATACTCGCCTAATCCGCCTTTATCCTTAGAAAAAAAGGTTTTATATCCATTCTTAACATGTTTACCAGGATATACACGCTGATTTATTATAACACCAGAATGAGTAGCATCTATCTCAACTCTAAGACGAGGGTTCTTATCCCTTCTTAATATCTCTGTTACGTCAGTCTTAGAGGACTCGTCAACTAGTGACTCAATAATTAAAGAATCTTTAAATTTTATTTTATTCACAATTTTCTTCCCTGACTTTAGTAAAACTTAAAAAGTGATCTATATTATCGCTAGTAGGTATAAAATTCTTATACACCAGCTCACTTATGTCAAGCTGAGTTCTAACTTCAGTGTCGGGATTTACCAGATCAATTGTTTTGCTGCCTACTTTTTTTGCAAACTTTATAAACCCAAAACGTTCTGAAGTTATTATCTGATCTCTAGTCAATAATTTAATAGAATTTTCTAAAAGAGATAAACAATTTATTATTCTAGCTGAGTCAATATTGTTATCTATATCTCCTTTAAGACATTCGTTAATTTGATCTTTATAAGGATTTATTATTTTCCAAAAAGACTTTGTAATAAAGTTGTTAAAAAATCTATCTAAGGCTCTTGTACCAACTTCTTCTAAATCTAGATCTTTGTCTGGATATAGAACGTCAAATTGTTTTTTTGCTCTAGAGTATCCTTCTTCTACAGCTATTTCTACATACTCTCTAGAAGACTCAACTGAAGACTTTACAAAGTCTCTAAAGTATTCTTCAATGTTAGTTACATCAGTATTGGAATCTTGTATAGACTCTATAATTAATCTTTTAGATAGAGCGTACTTTTCTAATACTCTATTCAAGTAGTCGTTTGCCTTAAATCTACTAGCAGCGGGTTTTACACCAGATTGATTAGCTGGCTGTCCTCTATTGGAGGCCTGGTTTCTAGCTGCTGTTACGCCTAAGTCTGGACCTGCTACAGGAGTTCTTGCAGCAACCTGAGCCATAGCAAGTTCTTTCTGTGCGTCTGTCTGGTATCTAACAGATAGGTCTTGCCTTTCTTCTTCTGTTAGCGGCTGTAGGTTAAGGTACTTCTTTCTAAACTCAGAAGCAGTTATAACATTTCCTAAGTACATCTGCATACCATGATTTTGATATGCTCTCTCTTCGTCTTTATTTATCTTAGGGAAAGAAAAGTGAACTAGGTTTTCTTCTAGGACATCAAATCCACCTTCTAGTAACAAAGGAAGTATTACAAAATAAGTTACATGGTCAGAAATAACCTGTTGGTAGTCTTTAGCAGAGTCTTCTAGTCCTTTATTAATATTAGTTGCAGTGCCTCTAGATAAACCTCCTCCTCTTCCTAAATCTAGAGGAGAAAGTCTAAGTCCTGCTATTACTCTTGTTTCAAAATAACTAAGATAAGGGGATAGGTCTAGGGCAGCGCCCTCCCTACTAATTAGCTTTACCTCATGTCTTTCGCTAGTTACAATATAGCCTTGAGCAGGAAGACTAGCTACTTGAGCATTGACCTCATCAATCTCATTTTTACCGCCCTCGTAATAAATAGCTGGTCTTTCGTTAGTACCAACCTTATAGTGATAAAGAGGAAAGGCCTCCTTTGAAGCCATGATGATAGCTACTTCTTCTAATTTTCTAAGGGCTCTAATATCATCAAGTACAGGCAAGAGGTAGGGAGTACCAAAAGTAAAGCCTGTCTTCTTATCTACTGTAATATGAACTACATCTTCTATATTGTATGTCTTATCCGCAGTAACATCAGTATCAGAAACACCTTCTATTCTCTGTCTCCACTTTTTTGCAGTACCGTACTTATCTACAGCTACTTCCATTGAGACTGGATCGCCAACAAATATACCTGCTATTGGAGATAACGTCTTACCGTACATTTTAATAGGCATTCCACTGGATCTACCGGCATCTCTTCTAAATATAAGAAAGGCATTGTGGTAAGTAACAAGATTAGTAACTATTTCTCTCAGCCACTGCTCAGTAGTAATTCCCGTAGCTAGGGAAATCTCAAATAATCTCTGCTTAACATAACTCACCATATCATCTTCACTACCGTGAATATGGAAGCCTTCTTTTAGTACCTGTTCTCTATGCTTCCTTATAGACTGTACTATGTAAGGCTCTACATCTGCAGCCCTGCCAATTTCAGCTAGATCGTAAAGAGGAGGTGTAAATTTAGATCTATTATTTTGTCTTAGGTCAACGGCGCCCTTAAACTCATATCCTCTAACTCTTCCTAGCATCCTAGAACGGGCTTCTAAGGCTTTCTGTATTTCTTCTCCCTTAGAGCCAGATATACTTAGCTTTATGTCTTTACCTAAAATAGGCTCTGTTATGTATACTGGATTAACCATTGAAACTTTCTTGTAGTGCTGTGTTTATATTTTTGATCAAAGCCTCGATTCGCTGTCTTTGCTCTGGATCGTGGCACTTAGCCTGATTTGTCTCATTATTTTGCTGAGACATTATTCCATAGTCAAATTTTAGTAATTCGCTTCTTTTTTGCTCTAGGTTAGGGAAAAACTTCTGCATATTTTCTGGTGATATTTGTATAATTGGATACCTAGATTGTAAAATAGTAAATATGGCTTCATCTACATTAGCCTGACGATTGTCAATATCTGTAGTTATATTTACGTTTACTTCTACTCTTTCGCAGACACTTGCCAGCTGTAACTTATTTGCTAGGACTTCTAGTATTCTTGCTACACCAAGTAGGTGTCTTCTATTTGCTGCTACTTCCCAGCTTAAGTTTTTAGCAAGTCCAAACTCTCCTATAAGAGATAATATTTCTCTAAGAAGCGCATATATTTGATCAAATAATAGACCTAGTGCATTTATAAGAGCCCATCCTAAGCTTATCATAAAGGAGCAAGCAGGGAGATTATCAAGGTCAATAGTAAAGGCTTTGATTATTTTTGCACAAATCTTGTAGTAAAATTCATTTAGCTTTGCCATTAACTCATACAAAGCATCCATTAATAGATTTGCTAAGATCTTTGCTAAGAAGTTAAATACTCCGTTTAGATCTACGGCAATTCCTGTACCTAATAGTCTAAGTAGCGCAGCAACTGCTATTAATATACCAGGATCAATAATCTGCCCAAATATCTGCACAAGACAACAAAGAGCAGCATCATTTAGGCCAAAGGACATAACATTTACAATGTTATCATATAAGGCGTCGGAATTTTGATTTAAAGCTTTTATAGACGACCCAAACTCAATAAACATTTTACTAGTTCTATTTCTAGTATCATCAAATAAAGTTTGGCCTTGTGGAAACTCTGTTGAACTTGTATTTAGGTCACGTATTGCCTGGAACTTAGGAGAAAAAGAAGAGGAAGTATTTAATGCTCCTCTCACTATTTGTTGGTTTTGTGCAACTTGAAGATAGGCAACCCAATGATCTATAGTAAGAAAGCCCCCTGGTTTATCAAGTCCTCCATATCTAGCGTAGTACTCTTTTACATAGTTTATTAATATCTCGCAGTCCTGGACTTCTTGGCTCTTCTTAAACTGTTCATAGTCTATGCCAATAGAACTAAAAGCTTCTGCTCTTTTAGTTTCAGATAAGGATAAGTCGTTTACTAAATTTTCTACAGCTGGAGTAGAAAGCTTAGACCCTTTTAGCATAGCTAGTATTCTTTCTGCTTTTATACCTAGCTCAAGAAATATAGTTATTCCAATTGGGATTTGAGAAAGCTGTACTCCCTGAGCGCCTTTTTCTACTCCAAGAGCCTGGAATATTGAAGCCTGGAAGGGAGACATAGTAAGTACACCAAGTATAGTAGTAATTATTCCATTTTGATTTATAAACTCTTTAATCCAGCTATCTATTGTATCAGAAGAATTACTTAATCTTGCTGTTGCTTGACTAGTTCTTTCATAAGTTGAAGCAGGTATTTGAGTATTTATTACTGTTCCTCTTAGCTCCCACTTTTTGTTTAATACTACATCCACTGCTTTCTGGAACATAGTATATGTAATAATTGTTCCATTCTCTGAGGTTTCTCTTGCTATTCTTATAGCAGCTGCTCTTACTGGGTCTGCACCTTCCTCTATAGGAATAAACTGTGCAGGATCCATCCTAGAAAGCCCTTCCTTAACTACCTCTCCTTTTAAATAAGTCTTAGCTAGTTTAGTAAACAGCTCATCAGTAAATTGGTCTCTTTCGTCAATAGTAGAAAAAGCATCAAACTGGACCTTATCCTTATAGTGCTCAAATCCTTCTATCTCAGATAGTTTTCTAGCTCTTGAAAAATTTTGTTTTCCTGAATATTCTATTGACATTAGAAGTTACCCCTTCTATAGTTTCCGTTTGGTCCTCTTCTAGGATTGTTAAATTTATCAGATCTTAATATTGAGTTTATGCCTAAATCTCTGCTTCTTGGGCTTTTTGGCATCTGATGTTTAGATGTAGTTCTATTTAACTGCCATCCATTAGCTAGGTCTTGTTGTCTTTCTATAACAGAAGGATGAATATTTTCGTTTACTTCATCGTTTACTTCTAGTCCAATAATATGACTAACATAAGGCACAGATTTTAGATCTCCTTCTTTCCAGTAATATCCACCACAAGCAAGGTAAAAGGCCGTAAGTGTATGATCTTGTCCCTGAGAGTATCTTGGTAGTCCATATACTGAAACAGCCTCTACTCTAAAATTTCTCATTTGCTGAACAAGACCCATTTGAGTATTACTAGCGCTTATAGAAGTATCTTCTGATTTAGGTAGTATTATGTATCCGTCTTCTATCAGTTTTCTAGTCTGCTCAATCAAGAAATGTTTAGCATTTCTTTTCACAGGCTCTCCAGAAATAGGGTCTAGTACCTCTAAGTGTTGGTTCATCGCAATAGCAAATAGTTTTTTATCTAGCATTGATGATGGCTCTACTAGAGTATGTTTTCTTAGTAACTCAGTCTGTACTGATCCATATCCTGCATCAACAAAGATATATTTGAATCTCCATTTTCTATTTAAAGAAATAATAAGGTCAACTGCATCAGTCTGGGTATATGTAGACTCTTCAATAATAATCTTTTTTGCCATCCTTAATTTATTACCAGTATGCTCCATTATAAGCATATGGGTACCAGCAGACTTATTCCAGTCGACTCCTAAAACATAATCTGCATTAGGTAGTGGCTCAGAAGTAGACATATCATATGTCTGTAAAGAAGCATTTATATATCTTGCTTTGAACACGCCTTCTTCTAACTCAGCAAAGTCAGCAAGGTACTCGTGCGTGTAGGTAGTCTCGTCAGTTGTTCCTTTAAAGAATTCTTCGGCCTTCTCATCCCATTCTGGAGACTCAGCAGATATAAACCAAAACTCTTTAAAGCCTAGATTTTTATCTGTGCAGTATGTATAGAATCTTCTTCTCCAACCTCTAGGAGTAGTAGCTGCTACTAGCTTACACTCCTTGTGGGATGCAAGGATAGCCATTACAGCATCAATATCCTTATCTTCTAGAGTGTCAATCTCGTCAATAATAATTAGGTGAGCATCTTGTCCACGAATCTTATCTGATCCAGATGCACTAGTAGCTCCTGCTGAGAACCCTAATATTCTACTGCCGTTATTAAAATCCATTCTAGAAGGAGTCTTAGTATATCTTGCCAGGGACCCGCCTATAGTAATTCCTCTAGATATGAACTTGTTTATTTCGTCAAAAAATCTAGTTACCTGTCTTTCGTACGGAGCAATTACTAGAACAGTATTATTTCTATTTGTAACAACATGGTGTAACGTTTCTACTACCAATGCCTCAGTTTTGCCTAGTCGTCTTCCACATCTGTAAAGCTTATACTTAGATGTACATGACAACATGTCATTCTGATAGAAGCGTGCCTCCCAGCCAAACTCTCCTTGAGCCCAGCTAATAGGATCAGATAATATAATAGCTTCCTGGTACTCTTGCTCACTAGAAAAGTCAGACTCTTCCAGTCCCATCACCCTATTCTGAATATGTTTTTCACACCTAGGAGGAAAGGCACTCTTGGTTAGGCCACTATCAAATAATCCCTGATAATACCTCTCACACCTAGTACATAAATCGTCTTTAAACTCTTTAATAGGAGAATAGTTTGTGTCAGGGTAATTATTTTCTGGGATATAGTGGCTCATTTTTCTACAGGGCCTTGACTCCAAGAACCACAGGACGTACACTGTATGCGTTGATATTTAGTAAACTTACTAAAAGAATATCCTCTTCTCTGTGTGTTTGTAGAGCCGCACGCTTGACAAGCTGCTCTATCTATGCATACAGCAACATTAGGATGTGTTTTCATCCAAGGACGTAGCTTAAGATAGACTTGCTCTAGAAGGAGTACATCTATTTTGTTGTACTTTTTCATCTTCTTCCAGGCATCTTGTTTACCTTCCATGCAGTCTTTCCAGAGCTTGAATCCTCCGGTAGAAAGTTTTTTACCAAGGCCTAATACATTACCTAAGTCATTTAATGAATTGCTACTAAACCCAAATCTTTTCTTTGCTTCTTTTTTAGTATCAACTGTTTTATATGGAGCTGGCGGTGTAAGTCCATTAACAATAAATCTAGTATTCATTACTTTGACATCAAAACTATCGCCATTATGTGCTACTATAATATCTGCCTCATTGATGTATTCCCACAGCTTTAACACTAATGACTTATCTGACGTTTTGTCTTTCTTGTAATCAGAAAAATCAGGTAATCCAAATGTGTGCGCTCTATTCTCATCTAACCATTTAACAGTAAAACATAACATATATCTTTCTTTTAAAAATTCTATAACATTTGTTTCGTATTTCTCCCAAGTGTACCCAATGTTTGGGGCTGTTTCTACGTCAAAGAAAAGTACTTTTAGTGGTTTATTCATCTGTGAAAATGGCCGGCCTCATTACCGATCACATTCCTAAGACCTAGTTGTGAATCGTGTATAGCCATAAGGGCCCGTTGTCTTTGAGTATACGCCTGCTGGGAGTCCATGGGTCCCATTCCTCCCATAGCCCTCATTTCTGATTGTTGTGCTGATTTGGTTAGGCCGGGAGTAGCAAGGCTTTCTGCCATCATTGCAAACCCAGATAACATTAGTGTCCAGCTTACTCCTTTTAGTAATCTAGAGGCCCCCACATATGGATTTTTTTTACTCATTTTTTCTATAAATGGTTTTCTAAATTCATTTTTAGAAGAAGTAGATACTACATAGCCAGTACCAAATGTAGTATCTAAAGTTGAATATATACCTCTTTTTATAGATACTCCGCTTAGTCTTTCTATTCCTAAACCTCGTTGCTGCTTTATAAATTCCCTATACCCTGCTCTTTTAGCTATTCTGCCTTTTCTACCTTTACCCTGGTAATTTTCTTCTGCAAATTTATTACGTGCGCTATCTACAGTAGGCCTCATTAGCATATCAACACCAATGCTAGCTCCAAGAGAGGCAAGTGCGTTAGTCATAAGAGGAGTTTCAGTTGCTCCTCCAGAAGGTGACATAAAGTTTTCCCAGTTTTGTACCATTAGTATTTCCTATTAGCTTGGTGAAGTGCAAAAACTAAGCCAGCTGTACTAAAGTTCATTTTAGAAACGCCACTAGGTTCATTACCCATAGAAACATCTATTATAGTACCTTCGGCGGGCATGTTCTCTTTTATTGTAGTAGCAGATTTATACATCCCATAAGAGGCTGCTGCTGCAACAGCAGTTGCTGTTTTACCTCCCGCTGCATGAATTGCTGACCCTAAACCTAGTACTCCTATTCCTGCAGCTAGTCCTACTGCTGTTCCTGCAATTCCTGTGGACCCACTATTGACCCCAAAATAAGCAGCACTATACGAAGCTATCCTAGCGGCATAAAAAGGAGTCAGGACTCTTGGTTGTTTTGCTAATTCAGTTACTTTCTGTTCTGCTTCTTTTACAGAAGAGGTTAGTTGTTCTACAGCTGGTCTAAGTTTATCGGATCTAGCCTTAAGCTCTCCAATTCTTCCTAGTTTTTTCACATTTTGTTCTTTAGTTATTTCTACAACAGGCTGTCCTTTTCTTGCTGCTGCTACTCCCATGATTCCGCCTAGTTCATCTTCTATCTTACTAATTTCTTTTTCTGCAAATGTTAGTTCTTTTTGTTGTCTAGAAAGTGCCCTTTTAGGAGAGAAAAGACGGGCCTTTGCAGTTAAATGCTTGCCTTCGGTTATAAACCTACTAATTGGATCTCTGCCAAGCAAGGCTTGAGCAGTAAGCATTCCTCCTACTAATATAGATAGTCCTTTTAGGCCACTTGCACCAGAACCATAATACTCTTCATATCTTTCGTCCCCATAGTAGTTTCTTTTTCTTTCTTCAAAATCAGAAACATACTTATTAAAAGCAATAGTAGGTGCTAAATAAGTAGCAGCTAATGCTCCTCTTTGTAAATATCCTGCGCTGCTAAAAAACTTTTTTGGATCAGCCGCTACTTCGGCAGCCTTTTTACCAAGAAGCTTTGGAGAGGTTAATAGTTTAGTAAAAAAATTAGCGACCATTAGCCCATTTGGTTAGGAAGACGTCCACCCATCATTCTGCCCATTCCCTGAGAAACGTACCCTGTTCCTGAGACTCCAAAACTAGAAGGAAAGAATCTACCAGTTGGGGTTTTCTGATAAGACCCAAGCATAGGGCCGACTTGCATGGTTCCGCCAGTATTTCTAAACATATTACCACCTATTGTATCTAGGTGTGTAGCTAGCTTATTGCCAAGTGTATTTGTCTGAGCAAAAGAAACAGGGTTTGTCCTAGCGGCCATCTGAAAACCTCTGCCCATAGTCATTGAGGTCCCTACTGACATTGTAGCCGCAGCACTTTTAGCTGCCCCAGCTGCTGTCATATCAGCAATATTCCTAGAAGTCATTCCACCTCTTCTTAACATTCCTCCACCTAAGGATGCAGAAGTAGGGCTTGTTCCCATTAATTTGCTTACAGCATTAGCTATTCCTTTAAACATTTTTATAATCCTTTTGTAAATTTTTAGACATAGTCTACAAAACTATTCTTTATTATTTGCTGCTATCTTGGTATAGTCAAGATTTTAATAGCCCCCCATTCTTCTTGATCCATGGTGAGGTTTAATATTAGTAGGTAGCTGGACACCAGCTAATCTACGAACAGATGTATTTCCCGTTGCATTAGCAGAAAGATCAAATAAATTAGGTATTGTATATGTACGATCTATAGAAAAACTAGTATACATTTGATTAACCTGGTTATTAGTTAATACCCCATTATTGGTTTTAGTAACCATTTTTTTTGTTTTATCATAGGCTAACTGGTACTTGCCTTCTCCACTATGTCTATAGACTTTTACTTTATCTGCGGCAAGGCTTTCTAGATGCGCGCCGCTTTCATCAGTAGGAAAATGAGTAGTACCAAGACCATGACGACCAGATTTTGATGCTTGAATTGACTTATCACTACTCACAATAATATAGTGATTTGGATTTTGCTGTGCGTACTGCATTGATGCAGAATCTTTACTAAATGAAGGGAATTTTGTTGGGCGCGCAGCAAGCTTACTAGCTATAGAAGCACTTTCTTGAACTTTAGACCCAGAATTAGTTCTTACTAGTCCACTTGTCACAATGTCTTGGAATGCATCATCCCCAACAATGATTCGATAAAAGTTGCCAGAACGTTGAAAGAACTCACTAGTTACTTCTTGTACATCATCTGACTTAGATATTAATCCTTTTAAAGCAGAGCCGTCTGCAGCTTCTCTAAAAGCGGTCTTAGAAAATAAACTTGAGGTAGTAGTAAAAATATCATCTACTTTGCCTAGTTGTCTAGTACCCATCATAAAATTACTAAATAAGCTCATTTAATAATTTTAACCTCGGCATCTTTAATTTTTTCTTGATTCTTTAATCTTTCTTTAGCAAGTTTAGTAGCTTTCTCTCTAAGCTCGGCAGCTCTTTGAGTTGGGTCTGTAGTAACCTGACCGGCTTTTACTTGGGCCTGTCTAGTAGCAACTAACGCTTCTCTTATCTTTGCTATATTCTTACCTGCTCTTTCCATAACGTCAAGAACAGGATTTATAACATCTGCAAAAATAGGTTCTCCTTGTTGTGTTGCGCCTACTTGCTGGTTGCTTACTAACCTAGGATTGTCAGATAAATGAACACTGCATCTCCATCTAATAAGCTCTTGTCCAGCTAGTTCATATAACATGTCCATGTCAAAAGAGTGAACAGGATCATCAGGATTTTCAATACCTAAAGCTTTTAGGTGTTTGTTTATCCACATTGTAACAATAGAACACTCTACTGGACATACTTTACCTATTGGTAGTTTAGATCCTACTTTATTAAGAGGACAGGCGCCTACAAAGGGGCACGAGGCCCCCTTGCAGATCATACCTAAACTACCTACATATCCTCTAGTAGTATTTTCTATGAATGAAGCAATTATATTAATACCAGTCTCAGTTAATCCAGTGCCATTCTCTTCTTTAACAATATTAACTAGATTATCAACTACTATGTTCTTGATATTTTTTAGATCCCCAGACTTCAGATCCAATGGCGCCAAGAAAATGCTGTCCCTTGGCCTTGAACTCAAACTGGAAGATTCTTCTAATTGCTGCTCGGGCAATCTCACATTGTTCTCCATTTCTGGATGAGAATCTTGTCCAGATTTCATATTCATAAGGGTATGTAACGGTTAAGTATTGCTTGCACTCTTCTGAGGCATTGATCATTTTGATCATCCGATCTACTGGAACATTCATGCATCTCTTATTTGATCTATTACCTCAGGTCTGAGCTTATTCTGTAGCTGCTCAATAAGTTCTTTTTTCTGACCCTTATCCATTGCACCATAATACTCCTTTCTCCACTGTATGATCTTCTCTCTCATGTCATTAGGGGATTCCTCTTTATTATTTGTGGATAAGTAAGCAATCATTTCTTTTTCTGTAATATGTAATCTATCTGCAATCTCTAATATTACTTTAGCAATAGAGTACATTAAGCCTGGGGTCACCGCCGCTCCAACGGCCTTTTTGTTAAGTACCTCCTCAACTCCTTTCTCAAAGGTATCACCAGGAAGATTGTAGCCGTGGTTAAATAAAATTTTTGCTACTCCAGAAATATTGATTCTTATAACACCCTGTTCCTTCTTATCTTTTGTTATTGTTCCCATTAACTGGTTTATTACTGTCTCTTGTTTGCTTATCATTTTTTGTATCTATGTAAATTAAAAAACCAGCTAAGGAGTTAGTCCCTAGCTGGTCTAAGTCTCTAACCTAAAAATTTGCGGTCAGTTTGTACCAGAAGTCTCTTTCTCGTCAGAAATTGACGCGCCTAACTGATCCTTAAGGGCCTGGGTCTGCTGTCTCATAAACTCCTCAGGGTTCTCTACAGCAAGCTTAGCCATAGCTATAGCCTTGTCAATTTCGTAAACAATTCTTGCCTTAAGGTCCTCTAGATTATCAGCAGTGAAAAATCTATTGGGCGTTCTAGGCAAGAGGATAGGTCCCTGGTTAGGAGATACCTGATCAAACTGAGGAATAACAGCTAGAGACATGACCATGCCCCAGCGTCTATTTCTATCTTCTCCTGTAACAAAGTCTGTTACAGTCTTAGTTCTAGAGTCAGAATACAGGATCTCCTGCATTGCGTAACTCTCGGTGTTCTGGCAGTTCTCAGGTAGCTGCTCAGTTGGAATCGCGTTCTTCTTAGGAAATTGCTTAATGTTTGTCATTGGTTAACTCAATCAAATTTGGTTCGTGAATCCTGCTATGGCAGTAGTCACAGACGTCATCGTTTAATACGACATCCGCAGGAATAACGCGATTATTACAAGTAGCACATCCCTTCTTGTCACACACCCAATATATGTTTCTGACCCGCTTCTTCTTCTTGTTGGCTCGGTCGTGCATGGATAGTCTCCTTTATCCAATCTTTTAGAAAACTGATTGGTATAAAAATATGGATATGTGGTACAGGAGTAAAGTTAGTCTCCGCTCTTGTGCCACCGATCATTATAGTTAGCCCTACTAGCTCTCTTGTACTCTTATAGAAAACCCCTCCACCGGAGTTACCGTAAAAAGCTGGAGCAGTACAAATCCAACTATTATCTGTTTTATTTGCAATTTTATAATTTATGATACCCGTTGTTATTATCGGCCCTATCTGATTAGGATATCCAATAGCATAAACATCCTGTAGTGGTTCGGGGTCACTGGTAGCTAACTCAGCTACAACATGATCCCTGTAGCCTCTGCATCGTAAGAGCGAAGCGTCCGCCGGTGTTTTGTGGTCAAATATTTGATTAACTTTATACTTCTCGCCAGTTGTAAACTTGACTTTATAAGTTAATCCAATCCCAGGATTGTACAACTCAACAACATGCTTAGCCGTTAAGATGTAAAGATCATAATAGATCTCGTTATCCTTTGAATAAACCAGCGTACCAGACCCTACACAGTGCTCTCTGTCTAGTCCGCATATAAAGACAGAGACTACAGAAGAAGTGATCTCAGGCGGTTCTGGGGCCTTTATAGACGAAGTGGCGCATGACGCCAGTAAGAACAACAATACTAAATATTTTAACATAGGGTAACATCCTTAGGGAGTAACTAGATGGTACCCACTGAATTTGTAGCTACTTTATTCTCCCCAGCGCCCGCCTCTGAGTATCTCTCTTAAGTACTTAATAGTCAAATTATATTTTTCGGCGATCTGGTCCTCTGGGACACT